TTTATTTTTATTTTATTTTATTTTTATTACAAATCTCATTAATTAATTAAACCGACCTAATAGCTGAGGTATAATTAAGTTAATTTATAATATGTTAGTTGGAGTCTTGCTCTGCGAGTGGATGTTAACCAGACACCATTAGTAATCAACGATCTACCTAACCTCTATATAATGCAACTTAATTAGAAAACTCAAGGAATGAAGTTTAATATTAACCCTAAGTTAATAGTACGCAACGCTGTGACCGGACTATGTTATATCTAATTCTTATACTCACGCAGGCAAGAAATTTATAACCTCTATTAGCACAGATACTATTAATTCCTGGAAACTATTCTAAATAAGCCAAGGCGGACGACACCTCCTTAAAGGACACCCTTGATGAGGGAACCCTGATGTCATTAAATCTACGTATAATATGGACAAGTTGAACCAAATTAAAACAAAATCAAGTGAACTCTTAAATAATCTCAGTCGTGCCACCGGTAAGGTCGCATCCGACGTTTTTACTTCTTTAATTAAATCTTTTTCTACTTTTATTAAATCTTTTTTATCTAACACAGCCGCAAATATAGCCAATAGTTTAGGTGATATCACTCAATTTTTAACTACTTTATTTTCAAATCTTAGTATACAATTTAAATTAACTTCTTCAATTTATCGTATTTTTATTTCTCTTTTTGATTTTTTATCCGAAATTTCTAACACTTTTCTACGTGTGAAGCCAGACGGTGGCTTTGCTTTTCATTTTCATTTTAATTTTTATAATCGTTTATTATTTTTTATTTTAGAACTTATTAATTATATAGATACTGCTTTTAAACTTCCCGAAACTGCACCAGAACAACCCCAAGATTATGCTCAATATGAGCGTAATTTCAGAACAGAACATGAAGAATTTCATGATGCTATGCCACAATCTGGTGCTGAACAAATTTTAGCTAGTTTATTTTTATCCAATTTTTTACCCCAACAATATAAATTTATTCTTAAAGATTTTCATTTATTTACTAATTTTAAATTACTTGACGACACTACTTTTATTTTTGATTTAATTTCTTATATATTTTCACTACCTTCTATTATTTTACAACATTTTTTCCCTAATAATCTTCTTTGCAACAAAATTGTTAAACTTATTGATACGATGCTATTAATTTTGCCCTTTGGAAAATTTAGTCTCCTTAGAACCCAGCTGGGTTCTATGGTTGAAGAATTCAATAAAAAGAATTCTTTAGCCGGAGATGATGATTTCCAAACAAAATTTTTAGAGTCGTATCAAGAAGTTCAGCCATTTTTAGATCGGTATTTAGAGTACCGCCGCGAACTCCCAAATTATCTTGTAAATTTTAAGCGTAATATAACTAATCTTAAGCATAAGATTGATTATATGCGTAATAATAAGAGACAAGAACCCGTATTTTGTGTTTTTTATGGTAGTCCCGGAACCGGAAAAACTACGCTCATGAACATGATGGTTTCTGCTTATGGTAGAAATTCTAGTGTTTATGTGCATAGTTCTCCCGAGGAAAAGGACTTTTATGACCAGTACGATAATGAAGAGATCTTTGTTGTTGACGATGTTGGACAAAAGTCGACCAATCAATGGTCGAATTTTATCAACATGGTATCTACAACAAAGTTCCCTTTAAATTGTGCTGCTGCTGACAAAAAAGACACAAAATTTTTTACTTCTAAACTTATTTTTGCTACTACTAATCATATTAATCTTACTATTACTTCTAACTGCGGTATAACAGAACTCGCAGCATTACATAGACGTATGCAACTCATTGATCACTCAGAAGTCAAATTCGTTGATGGTGTATTTTCTGGTACTCTTCGTATCAAGAAATACAACCTCATAGAAAAGACTTTTGAGACTCACAAAACGATAGACTTGAATGTTAATGGCTTGGATCTTGAAAGAGATCTTATAGCTCCATTAGACCTGTTTATTCGTGATGAGATAACCATACGTATACGTAATGCTACGCGCAATGATATACCTTTTATTTTACAAGCTCTTCCACAGTCATGGTTCTTTAACACCGTGACAAAAACTGTTGATCATACTATTTCTTTTGTTAATTTTATTAAATACGAACTTTCTTACTTTTTAACTAATTTTTTAACTACTCTTACTACTACTATAGATACTTTAGACGCCAATGATAATTTTACTGTTTTATTTATTGCACTCATTGGTATTATTATGACTAAATTTTTAATTAATATTTTTCAATTAATTCCTTCTATTACTTCTTTATTTTCTAGTGACGCACCCACGGCGACTAATAAACCATTCCTTGAACATGGATCACACCATCTTCCTAAAGGAACAATATTAGACGCAATGCCGGACTCATTAGAACAAGTTTTTAAAATTGAAGCAAACATAGAGATTCCAAATTTGAAACGTGTTTCAAATCAGTGTTATGGTGTTGCTCTCACGTGTATGCGTGATGGTCAACAAACCACTAACACTTTTGTTAGCTTATTTTCTGGACGTTACTTCAATGCTCCTATGCACGCCCTTGGCTTTAAAGGCCTGGACGTGTATGAGAATATTGAAGGGACAGAACATGAACTAAACAAGAATCCTATGTATGCCACAGTTTATAGAACTATGGATAATATTTTATACGATAATCTTAAAGTTGAAATTGTGTATTATCATACACATGACGACATTGTTATTTTTTCTTTACCTAATAATTTACCTATATATGCTCGAAATTTACATTTTTTACCTACTTCTTACGACACTTCTACTATTTTAATTTTACCCCAAAAACAAATTAATCTTACCGACAAAATACGCAAAAACGACATGGCCATACGATATATGAAAGCGAACTATTCGAATATTATATTGCGTGGTGAAGCATGTCTTACAGATGTGTTTGAAAATTCACTCTGTGGTTCGGTGTTAACAACACCGGATGGATGTCTTCTTGGACATCATGTTGCGTACGTTGAGTCTATTAATAAAGGTGTTATACGTATCTTTTCAAAAAAGACACGTGATGTAATAACACAATTTTTTAATAGACCTAGCGATTTCAATGTAGCACTATCACCCTACTCCAAGAGTGGTAGTGCCGCATTTCTCGATAAGAATAAATTTTCTATTCCCAGTACAAAAAATACCATAGTCCCTTCTTTAGTCAATGGCATTTTTGAAGAAACTCGAAAGCCTGTTAATTTTTCTGATAAACCTTACGAACGTTTTCAAGAACTCTCCAAAGCTAGTCTTGTTCCTACTAAAGTCCCTATACTCAAATATATGCCTTTCGCTGAGGATATTATTCGTAATATCCTTAACGGAGTGCATTTGAGTGTTTGGACTGAAGAGAACATAATTAGCGGTGGAGAGTTTTTGAATCCGATAGATAAAACCACCAGTGTTGGATACGGTCTTAGCGGTACGAAGTCTGATTATATCGACTATGAAAATAGAAGATATAAACCAGAACTTCGTAAAGCTATCATCGAATTCGAGACTGATGTTTTGCAAGGACGATATCCAGAGTATTACTTTGCCGAGCAATACAAACTGGAACTCAAAGACTCAGAAAAAGTTAACAAGCCAAGATTATTCAAAATGTCACCATTAGTACATACCATTTTAATTAGAAAATATTTCGGAAATTTATTAACCTATATACATAACAATAAGCGTCAGACTGGCATACAAGTTGGAATCAACCCTTTCTCCAAAGACTGGGAAACACTAGCTAAAGACGTTACTTCGAAAGGAGGACGCGTTTTTGCTGGTGATTTCAAATTTTATGACAAGAAAATGCTTAGTGTTATACAACAATCTATTAATTCAATTATTTTAGAACAACCTACTTCATTTACCGCGAATGAACGAAAAATCGCGGAATTTTTATTATTTACTATTATATATACTCAAACTATTAGTTTTAAAACCACTTATATAACAAACCACTCTTTACCAAGTGGTTTAGGAATGACTGCTGAATATAACAGTTTAGTCAATAAAATGTATACAGCTTACGCCTTTGCTGAATGTTATTTCAATCGAAATAATCATATACCTACTATCCAATATTATTATAAACACGTATACAATGCTGTGTACGGCGATGATAATATTAATGGTATTTCTAATGAAGTATCTGAATTTTTTAATGGAGAAACCATGCAGGCCTCAATGCAAACCATAGGATTGGATTACACTCCGGCGGATAAAACCCCAGAGTGGAAACAACCTTATGGTTCGCTTGAAGATGCATCTTTCCTCAAGAGAACATTCAGATATCACACTAGATTACAGCAAATGGTGGCACCTTTGGATAAGGTGACCATGTGTGGAACTCTTAATTATGTCAAAGACGACTTCAGAAATGAAGAGTTAACATTGACAAAATTACAGAATTTCCAACGCGAAGCTTTTTTACACGAACTTGACTATCCTACTTATTTTCAACATATTACTGATTTTACACATGAAAATGATTTTAATTTTATACCTTTAACTATACCCTACTTAATTACTTTATATAACCAAGACTTATTTATTATAGACTATTTTTTAAACAAACAATAGGTGGACTATGCACCATCTTTAGAGCTGTGTTTTAGAAGAACACGCCCATGCATTTTTATTTTTTAATTCACTATTATTATTATGCCTTTTTTAACCGAAACCCAAATTTTACTCAATATAACCGAATTCACAATTTACGACAACACTGTAGGTGTGGATTATGCCTCTTTTACAGAAGGACACGAGAGATGTCTACGACCAGCAATTGAGACTCTATTTACAATAAACTCCGATAGTTTAACGTCTTTAGAGCAATTACGAATCGCACATCTTAAGGAATTCATAAAACTCGAATACGAGTGGATGATTCCTTCTCCTCTTCTTTCTGCAATAGCACAATCTTCATCTACGCCCACTGGAACCAACACAACGACACAAAATTCTCATGGTATAGTCTTATCAACCAGACCTATTACTTCAACTGCAATTAAACCTGCAGGAGATAGTACCTTATCTGATGAACAAGATCCAATCCATGAGAATGCCTGGACACTGAACGACATGCTGGAGCGCTTTTCGTTTAAAGCTACATATCCTTGGTTGGGTGTGCAGACTTCTCACACAGTTATAGCTAAACTTAAAGTCCCTCAAGATTTTATAGTCAACACTATAACTAACGCTCCATTCTCTGCATTCACATATTGGCGTGGTGATGTAGAGATTCGACCACAAGTTACCGCAACACCTTTTCACCAAGGTATGGTAGTCTGTGCGTTTATACCACTATCTGAAGGAACGCAAGTAGATAGCATTGTTTCAAACTTTGCTGCTCTAACTGCTAACCCGTGTGTGTATTTGTTTCCTAACACAAATACAGCAGCTGTTTTAAAGATACCGTACAATTCCCCGTACAAATATCTTGATTTAACAGCCAGTTCAAGTGGTTTTAGGGGGTCACTAGGAACATTTGTAATGGTTGTCTTCAACCCTATACAATTTTCCTCAGGAACTTCTGACACTGCAACGATTTCTTTATTTTCGCGTTTCACCAATAATAATTTTAAAGTACCACGTATTTCATCATTATCAATTGCAAACGAGCCTTTCATGCAAGCTGAAGCCCAAAGTGGTCAAGCTCGCACGAAGGTTAAAGAAACTGTTTCACATGTCGGTTCTGGATTGATATCTAAGTTAGTTGATCAGGTACTGCCTGAGAATGCTATCACAGATACGTTGTTACCAATGCTAGCTACATTGTTAGATAAACCAACTGATCCCAACCAAGAAGTTACTGTTCCCCAATTAGTAGGTAGGATGAATTTTCGTAATGGTGTTGAGCATATTGATAAATTAGTGAACGAACCATCTCAAATGTTTGAGAGTAATTCAGTTACTTTTGGTACTCATTGTGACGAAATGTCATTTGATTACCTTAAGAAACGTTTTACTTATCTTGGGTCTTTTAACGTTGCTACGTCACAAGATCCCGGAACCGTTTTAGCATCAATTCCTATCAATCCGTTACCTTCCACACTTCTAGTTAATAGAGCAAATAAAGTTACTCTTCTCGAGTATCTTTCTATTCCTTTTAACTATTGGCGTGGCGGACTAACCTATAAGATAGTTGTTGCTGCTACTTCCCTCCAAACATTAAAATTGTTCGCTGCATTTAATTTTAATCAGTATACAGTCCCAACGACATTACCCATTAATGTCGCAACATCTCAATATGGTGAAGCATTTGAAATTAATCAAGGTACTAATACAATAGAATTTACTGTTCCCTATGTTTCGAATACTGATTATAAATATGTTCCGACAGGAAACTTTTATGATCAGCGCAATTCGATAGGCTATCTAAATTTTATAGTGTTGAATCGTTTAGTAGCGCCTTCAAATACGCCTCTAAGCATTACACTAAATGTTTTCATAGCTGGTGCAGATGATTTCGAATTATCTACACTAACATATACCAATGATTTTATTGTTGCTACCCCACAATCTTCAGATATAACACCCCCATTAAACGAAACGCAGATTGATTTATCTAAAGCTGAAGATAAATTAGTCGCCCCTACCTCCACGAGTGCAATACGTGGACCCATTGCACCCATCCAACCCCCTTCGCTTCAAGATTTCCTCAAGAAATACCAATTTGTTTACACATTGGAAAGCAACACGCCGGAAGCAGGATCTAAAAATTACAATTGCGCAGTGCTGCCAGTTGTTAGATTATTTAGCTCCGCTTTCCAAGGTGTGGTCACCACTCCCGTTGGTGCTCCCACACTTTATAGGTCCACAAGAGGGCTGTTTACGCATTTAACAGCTCCCTTTAAACAATTCAAGGGTGGTTTAAGATTTAAATTGACGGATTCATCGTCAAATCAACTTGAAACCATACAAGTCTATTATTGCCCTCCGCTTTATAGACCCGCCGGTACTGACGTGATTAGTACCACTCTGTTAGCTCAGAAATTGATGTCGCAAATTCCTTCCATGAATACGGAAACGTTTCCATGGAATGGTTTTTTGCCTTCTCCAGTTACGGTGAACCCAACTAGATTGCCTGTTTCAATCTATGGTGGTGCTACTTGCCGAGCTGCTGAATTCGAGATACCCTTCACGACTTTGTATAGTAGTGTAATCATAGGAACCAGTGATACCGATTTAGATGAGACAGCATTTGGTTCAATAATGGTTGTTCGATCGCTCGAATCACCATTAAAATTGAATGTACACGCTGCATTTACCGACGAGGCCCGCGTCGGTAATTTGTTTTGTGTACCCTATGTTAATCCATCTTTCTACGGCTTTCCAGGAACCGGAGTACCTACTACATTTAGTCCTGATCAGTATCCCGTTACATCAGGCGGAACAAATACTTTAATTGTTCTCTAAAATGCACCTCTACTTTTATTAGTCGAGGAAAAACCAAACAACAAAACTACCTTTATTGGTCGTTTTTAAAACAAACCTTGTCAGGTTTACACTTACTTTAACTAGTTGGTGTATAATAGACAGCCATTTCACTTACCTTAAGCAGTTGGTGAAAGAGAAATCGCAAGATTTCAGAACTCAAAAATCTCAATTATAGAGAAGTGAAATGGCAACAGGGC